CTGGCGACCCGCTATAGGCTGGATATGTGGACTAGCCTTATTCTATTCTACTATCCTAGCTCCAATACTAGGCATCTGGTTTACTGTCCCACCTGTTGATAGCTCATTACTCACAAGTGTACTAATGGGTATGTTAGGCTTAGGTGCTATGCGTACAGTAGAGAAGACTAAAAACGTACAGAGAGAACGATAATGGGTGGAGGAAGCTGGACTAGAAACAAACGAATTAACGATGCAGTTGCTACTAGAGCAGCTTTGCGTCCTTCTCCGTCTGCTGTGCAAGGTGCTAACATAAGTCCTCTTAGTTCTACAGAATTTAAAATGGTAGACATTACGGACAGTAGTGGTAAAGTAATTGGACAAAGCCGTCAGCCCATTGTTACAGGAGGAAGAGAAGCTAAGTTTTATTCAGAAATGTCTGCGGCTGAGAAAAAAGCAGTAGATGATATAGAATCTGGAAAAGCTCCTTCTTTAAACTTAAATACTTATGGCGGCATAGTGGCTCCTACTTATTCATCAGGTAGGACTTACGATTCTCCTGACCAAGCATTAGCTGGCTTAGGTTCTTTTCTTGGGAATATAGACAAAAGTGTTAAACAAACTGCCTCTAAAATAAACTACAATCAGTTTGATCCAGGTGACTTTGCTAGAGCAGGCTATAGCGGCCCTTCTAGTGTAAGCAACAGAGCAGCGACAGAAGCAACTGCTGAGTACATCACTAAAAATAAAATACCCCCTTCTATAGAAAAGGATGGCCAGACTCTGTATTTAACTACAGGGTTAAGCGAAGATGTTTTAGCTAGAACTTTAGGCGATGACTATAAAGCATCTGGCTCTTACGAGGCTTACGGCCCAGTAGGTACTTACTCAACAGTCTATCAAAAACCAGAAAGTGTTTTATCAAGCATTAACCCTGTTGTTAGAGCAGCCCTTGGTGTAGCTACTGGCGGTCTTTCTGAAGGTTTTATAACAGGCGCTAAAGCAATAAGCGGAGAGACTCTTCATGGTGGAGATTATCTTTCTTTAGCTGTTCCTGCTCTACAAAAATCAGGCATGCTAGTTCCTCCAGAAGCAGGAGCTACAGGCGCAGCAGCGGCTGGTAAAGGCATAGCAAATTTAGGATATGCTGACTCTGTTGGTCTATTAAGCGCAGCAGCTACGGGCGATCCTACGAGCTTTATTGTAGGTAAGTTTGGTAACGAAGCCCTTGACAAAGCATTTAAGGACATCCCTGTAGACTCAGACTTGCTAGGTAGATTCCAAGCTGATGATGTTAAAGCAGGCATGGTTAAGGTCGTTGATAAACTAGCTGGCGGTGCAGACTTTGACACGGCACTTGTTGCTGGCTTAGGTAAGTATGTTACAGAAGGCGGTGGTTTAAACTTAGACGGTGTGGACGTTGACTTAGGTGTTGTTGAAGACATTGCTAGAGCCGCTGTACGTCCTATAGGGCGAATAGGCACAGCCGCAGCTAAGTTTGTTGAAGGCATAGACACTAGCGACTTAGACCCTATTGAAGATGCTATTAGACAAGCAGGTAGAACAACTGAAGATGTTGTTAGAGCAGGTGGTAGAGCCGTAGATCAAGCTGTTATACAGCCTACTAGAGAAGTAGCTAAGGCTTTTGATGATGCTGTGATACAACCTGTAGGCGATGCTTTTTCTGCTGTAGACACTGCTGTTAGACAAGCACTGCCCAGCACTAGCATAGACTTGCCTAGTTTAAATATACCTAACTTCAACCCCAACTTAGGTCAGTTTGGTCTACAGTTTACACAGGTATCAGATACAGGCGAACCAGCAACACAGCCTTCTTCTACACGCACAACAGATGCTTTGTTTGGTGACGAGTTGTTTAAGTTTAAGACACCAATGGAAGGCACACAAGAGCGCCTAGACTACATTGACTTAAACAGTCCTTTTGATCAGTCACAAGAATTAGAATTAGAACTAACATATCCAGATTCTACAGAGGAATCTGATGGCTTTTTTGAAGGCACAATTTACGAGCAACAACCACGGAGCTACAATTTCTAATGACTTACTTACAACTTGTTAATAGCGTATTACGCAGACTGCGGGAGGACGAAGTAACCACTGTTGGTCAGACTTCTTACTCTAAACTTATTGGTGAGTTTGTCAACGATGCTAAACGTACCGTAGAAGACGCTTACGATTGGACTGCTCTGCGTACTACACTGACTGTATCAACCACAACAGACACGTTTAACTATGTGCTGACGGGGTCACAGAACAGGATGAAGCTGTTAGATGTTATTAACGACACCTCAGACTTCTTTATGCAGTACCGCGCTTCACGTTGGATGGATAATGCTTTCTTGATTGAGACACCGCCTATTGGTTCTCCACAGTTCTACAGCTTTAACGGTGTAGACGCTAACGGTGACAATGCTGTTGATGTATACCCTAAGCCTAGCGGAGTGTTTCAGCTACGCTTTAACGTGGTACTCCGTACAGCAGACTTTACAGAAGACGCAGAGAACATGGCTGTACCTTCCTCGCCAGTCATCCAACTAGCTACCGCATTAGGTGCTAGAGAGCGTGGAGAGACTGGAGGCACTAGCGCAGCAGAGTTGTTTGCACTAGCAGATAATACCTTGGCTGACGCTATCGCTATTGATGCGTCACAACATCCTGAAGAAACTATCTGGTATTCGTAAATGGCACAACAATTACAGAACATTACAGTAGCTGCTCCAGGCTTTTTTGGTCTTAACACACAGGACTCTCCCGTAGGCGGTAATCCATCGTTTGCGTCTATTGCAGACAACTGTGTTATTGACCAGCTAGGCCGTATTGGTGCGCGTAAGGGTTGGGAAGCTGTCTCTACTAATGGCTCTTCTGTGCTAGGCAGTAGCCGTGGTATTGAAACCATGTACGAGTTTATTGACACCTCTGGCGATAAGGTTGTACTGTCAGCGGGTAACGCTAAAGTATTCAAAGGCACTTCAACCTTAACAGACATTACTCCTAGTAGCTACACACCTACCGCTAACAACTGGAAAGTAGTAACACTAAACAATCATGTATACATGTTCCAGAGAGACCACGAGCCACTGATAGGCACAGACGAGTCAGGCTCTTTTGTGCTAGAAACTATGTCAGGCCACAGCCACAGCACAGGCACTGCCCCACAGGGTAACGAAGTCTTAGCAGCCTACGGTAAGTTATTTGTAGCTGATGTTACAGGCGATAAGCACACTGTCTACTGGTCTGACACGCTTAACGGCCATGCTTGGACAGGTGGTACGTCAGGCTCGTTAGACGTCACTACTGTATGGCCTACAGGCTTTGACGAGATAGTGGCTCTAGCGGCTCACAATGGCTTCCTAATCATCTTTGGTAAGAAGTCTATACTTGTGTACTCTGGTGCATCCTCTCCTGCCTCTATGACGCTTACAGACACCATAGAAGGTGTTGGCTGTATAGCCCGTGACTCAGTACAGCACACAGGCACTGACATTATATTTTTATCAGACGCTGGTGTACGAAGCTTTGGTAGGACTATACAAGAAAAGTCTATGCCTATGCGCGACATTAGCAAGAATGTACGCACTGACTTAATGAGCTTAGTGACTTTACAGACTAACGCTATCAAGTCTGTGTACAGCTCTGACAATGCTTTCTACTTGTTGACGCTACCAGACAGCAACACTGTGTACTGCTTTGATATGCGGACACCTTTAGAAGATGGTTCTCACCGCGCTACTACCTGGTCTAGTATGTATCCTCTGTCGTTTGCTGTGTTAGAAGATGGTGAGATATACATTGGTATCTCTAGCGGCATAGCAGAGTACAAAGGTTTTATGGACGGTGCTGTTAAGTACGAGTTGAGATATTTTAGCAATGCTATGGACTTTGGCAACACTTCTAACCTGAAGTTCTTGAAGAAGTTTAACTTAACTATCATTGGTGGACAGAACACACCTACTACATTGAACTGGGGCTATGACTACACACAAAGCTACATTAAACAAGCGTTTACATTCGGCTCTAGTAACATTGGTGAGTATGGTGTTTCTGAGTATAACACTACAGCAGAGTACACCTCCTCTATTCTAATCAACACGCCAAAGGTCAATACCAGCGGCAGTGGTGAGGTAGTAACTATTGGTATCGAAGCAGAAGTAAACGGTGCTGCATTTTCTATTCAAAAAATTGACATACACGCTCTATTAGGGAGACTTATCTAATGTCTGATTATACAAAGACAACTAACTTTGCTACAAAGGATTCTCTTCCTTCTGGTAATGCTGCTAAGATTGTGAGAGGCACAGAGATTGACACTGAATATAACAACATTGCGACAGCAGTGGCTACTAAGTCCAACTCTGCTAGTCCTACTTTTACTGGTACTGTTACAGCCGCTACCGTAAACGTCACAGGCACACTGACGGCTGATACAATTACTGGAGGATCGTACTAATGGTTATGTTAAAAGATCAGATGTTTCGTCGCCAGCCTACAATGTTTGCTGGTGGCACACCTAACCGCATTAACGATCCACGAACTGCTATAGGTGCTGCACAAGGAGGAGGCTTAAACGCCCCTACTCAAACCATTGGTGGTGCTTTTGGTGGTATGTTGCCTCCTGTGTCTATGCCTGTTAATGGAGGTGCTGGTGGTCTTGTATTGCCTAAAAATGTTACAAACGAGATGGTGGACGATTTTAGCAGAAGGCAGATAGAGTTTGACCAAAATAACCTTAATAAGTATGGAGGAGATCGTTTACAAACTTTTAATGCGTTTACACAGGCTAACCCTAATCTTAACCCCTATCTTGTAAACGAGTATCGCAATACGTTAGGCCGTGGTAACGACATGATAGCTTTCGGCAACACAGGCTTTGACACTACACTGCCTACACAGGCTCCTGTAGCTGCTCCTACCACTGTAGGACTTACTGGCATACCTTCTGCACCTAGCTCAGTAGGCGCTGGTGAGGTTGCTTTAGGTGGCGTTCTAGGTGGTCTATTGGGAGGTGGTATAGACTTACAGAATGTTCTAGGCACTGCTGGACAGGCTTATCTAGGTCAAGAAGCTATCTCTGCTCCTTACGAGGTAGGTCGTGCTGGTTTAGAGATGGCAGAGCAGGTAGGACAGCGTGGTGCAGAAACAGCAGCGTTTAGACCCTACACTGTCACTAGTAACCTGGCTCGTATTGGTACAGACCCTTCTGGTGGCTTTACTACACAACTAAGCCCAGAGCAACAGGCTTTACAGAATCAAATCATGGGACAAGCTGGTGGGTTCTTCAGTCAACTACAGGCTGACCCTGCTGCTGTACAGGCTGGCATCTACGAAGACATTAGAGCCACACAGCGACCTGAAGAGGAACGTCAGCGTCTAGCGTTAGAAGAGCGTATGTTGTCACAAGGTCGCTTAGGGCTATCCTCTGCTGCCTATGGCGGTGCATCACCTGAGCTACTGGCTATGGAGACTGCACGACAGGAGGCTATGGCACGGGCTAACGTAGGTGCTAGACAGCAGGCATTGGCTGAACAACAACAAGCTGCTGGTATTGCTGGTGGTTTGTTGGGTGCTGGTTACATGCCACAGCAGCAAGCACTAGATTTACTACAGGCTAGTCAGATTCCTGCTGGGTTTGCTGATATTGGTCGCAGATCAGGCGCTCAGTTCCAACAGCAAGCTGGTTTAGCTGGTATTGAGGCGCTGTTGGAAGGCTCTCAAACTGCTGAGATAAACAGGGGAATACAATTACAGAATCTGCTTAACTCTGTAGCAGGCAGACAAGACCCTACAACTGGTAGCTTTGGTGGTGGTTTATTAGGTAGTATTCTAGGCGGTAGAGAGTCTACTCAAGATATGCTAACACTGCCTACAACAGCTACTGACTCTTTTTTAGGCGGTAGTGACTTCTTAAGCAGTATTTTCTTACCTGAAGTAACTAACCCATACGATACAGGTTCTTTGTTTAGTGGTTATGTTCCACCAGCTATTCCATCACCAGGACAGCAAATAAACTTAGGCAACATACAAGCCCCTGATGACTTTGGTTATCAACTTTAAGGAGACAGAACAATGGCACAACCAACAGATTTAACAGGAATGCTCACAGAAGGCTTGTTTCAGCCTACTCAGCAGGCCATACCGTCTTCCTTTCAAGAAGCCATGATAAGACAAGCACAGTCAGCAGGCACAGGGCTGCGTAGAGGCGTGGGCGCTCTTACTGGTGCTGATACAATGACTAACCCAGAAGCGGCTAGAGTAGCTATGCAGGACTTAGACATTAACAAACCAGCAGACCAGCCTAAGATTCTTGAGGTTGTACGCAAGTATGCTCCAGAAAAAGAAGCTGCTATGGTGGCGCAGTTTGCACAGCAAGGTAGAGTTAGGGCGGTTGAGCAGGCTAAAAACAAGCAGACACTAGATACTAGAAACGCTTTAATTAAAAGGTTGTCTGTTGATAAAAAAAACGAAGACGTTATTCCTTTGATAGAAGCAGGTGCTTTTGATGGTAATTTAAAAGACCTGTTGCCTTTATTGCAAGGCTCTAAAAAAGGCGTGGGGTTAAGTAAGCCGTTTGCTGGTGAGCATAATGGCAATCCTATTATGTTGGCTGTGAAAAGCGAAGAAGGAATGGGCGATATAGTTGTAGATGCTTTGACTCAAAAACCCGCACCCGCAGGTACTACTATCAATAAAAACGGCACATCAGTAGAAGTAAACTTAAATCAAGAAGGACGAAGTGCGTTTATAGAGCAACTAGGCGAAAAAAGAGCAAATAGTCTTATAGATCAATTTGAGGACGCTAAAGCAGCTTCTTTAAAAAGTGACGTAATAGACACTCAATGGAACACAATAAGCCAAGGCGCTGGTATTTTAACAGGAACTGGAGCTGAGATAAAACTAGGAGCAGGAAAGTTATTAAAAGCTGTCGGTTTAATAAGCGGTGAAGGAGAACAATTAATAAGCAATACAGAAACATTTATAGCTAATGCTGGTAATCTTGTTGCTGAAGTTATTAAAGCGTTTGGTGCTGGTACTGGTCTTTCTGATGCTGATAGGGAGTTTGCTAAAGGAATTGTAGGCGGTACAATAACTCTTGATGGTGAGTCTTTAAAGAGACTTATTAAGTTACAGGCTAGAGCAACCAGAAAAAAGATACAAGAACATAATAAACAAATAGCTCAATTAGGCGAGGGAGTAGCTCAATTTGGAATGACTGTGGATGTTCCTGAATTTGCTTGGGCTTATGATCAACAGCCTACAGTAGATAATGAAATTCAAGACCTTATTGATCTTTACACACCAAAAACAGGAGCGTCTAGATAATGGCTGAATTAGACCCTTTGTATGCTTCTCGTAAAGCGGCAGATGCTTTAAAGGCAGCACACGCGGCTGGTGATACTGAAAACGCTAAAAAACTTGCTAATTATCTTAAAAACTACAACGCTGCGTCTGTTGTTGAAACACCTGTGCCTACAGGAAGACAAGCTGACTATCCTGAAACCTACGCAGGTCAGTTAGGAGCTATTCCTAGTCTTATTCCTGAGATGATTGAGAGTTTTAGTGAAAGATTAAGTAAAAGAGCGCAAGAGAGTATACCAACAGTTGAAGAGCAAATGAAAGACCCTTTGTATGCTTCTCGTAAGTTTAGCCTGCCTTCTCTCGCTGTAGGAGCAACTGTAGATGTCATAGCGGAAGGAGTAGGAGGCGCTGTTAAAGGAATTGGTTTACTCATTCCTGACGAAATAGAAGACCCAGTTAAAGAGGTTTTTTCAAAAAATGTCAATAGATTGTTAAACACAGAATTAGGGGCAAAAGCTGTACAAGCATTTCAAGGAGGGGCTGATTCGTATGCCCAGTTTAAAAAAGACAATCCGTTAGACGCTAGAGATATAGAAACTGTAATAAACACAACTCTATTGTTTGCTCCTACGCCTAAAGCATCTCCAGTATCAGGTTCTTTTTCTAGGCTAGGCGAGTTATCTGCTAAATCAGGCGAAAAAAGCGTTATAAAAAGCAAAGAAAGATTTGTCAACGATTTAATAAAACCAGTAGAAACTCAAAAAACAAGAGAGGCTGAGTTACCTTTAACAGAAATTAGTCCTGTGTTACAAACAGCTACTGTGCGTCAAACAGCAGACGAGATTGCTACTGCTAAGTTAGTGAAGAGTATTCCTGATGTCGGATATAGCAAAACTTTAAAAGCAAATTACAACAATATCAGAACTGATATAGGAAAAAGAGCGAACAAGTTAGTTCAAGATTTAACTACTTACGAAGTTAATAGGATGAAAGCTACTGGAGCAAAAACACGCCTGGAAAAGTCAGAGGTTACAGACAGACTCGTAACTGACATGACCGACTTAATAAACACAAACCCTTTAATACGAGGCCAAGAGTCTCTGCAAAAAACTGCTGAAGCATTGCTAACAAAAACTTTAGAACTTTTAGAAGGCAAGCCTCTCACTCCTGCTAATTTAATAAAAACTAGGCAAGAATTAGACGATTATATTTTAAAAAGCAAAGGAACTGTTTTTAATCAAGTAGATGAAAATGCTTTGAGCATTCCTTTTAGGACTCTCAGGAAAACGCTTAATAATATAGTAGACGAAAAAGTACCGAGTGCTAAAGTTAAGGAGTCTTTGAGGGAGCAGTCTTTACTGTATCAAGCCCTAGATAACATAGCCCCTAAAGCAGCGGACGAGAAAAAAACCATACTAGGCCGAGCTATGCAAAACGTACAAAAAACTTTGCCTTATCAAGACCAAAGAGACATTTGGCTGTTAGCCGCTGCGGGTGGAACTGGTTATAATTTCCCTCAGTTAATACCTTTGATGGCAGGTGGTTTAGTATTAACAGGAGCAGCTAAACAGTTAAGAGGTTCTGGTGCTTACGGACAGACAAAAAGAGGAGTAGGGGTTTTGCTAAAAGGAATTGACAAAGCAATTAAAAAATCTGAAAACTCTGCGATGATTAAACAGCTACGCGCTGATAGAATATACATAGCAGATATGCTGAAAAATTTAGAAACAGTTAAACAAGAAGAAGAAGGTGTGCCAGAGTTATTAGCTAGACCATAACAAAAAAGCCCTGTGCAGTCATCTACACAGGGCTTTTTAGTACCTACAACATCTACACTATCTCACACGCACCACCTACACAGGCTAACTCTTGACTCCCTGTTGTGTTATCTTCCTGCTCAAAGTTACCTAAGTCTTCCCAATTAACCCCAACAGGCATAGCCGCTAGTAACTCCTCGTACTTCTCAGCGTCTATCTCTTCATACGGAGCTTGCTGATATACATGATCACTATAAGGCAACAGACTAATCCCACTACACAGATCAAAGTTTTCCCATATCCACTGTGCTACTTGCAGGAATTCACTATCTGTATAATATACAGTGATGCTTGGTTTATGCTCGCACCAATGATTCTGATAAGCCTTCCAAAGCTGTAGCTGCTGCATAGCCCCTACCTGCTTAACCGTGGTACACTTTTCTGGTGACTGCACAGGGAAGCTAAACACTGCTGATGTAGGCGACATCACATCCTGCTCTACTGGGAATCCTGCTGACTCCATAAAGACTGCAAGCGGGTCTTTTTTGTCGCTACGAACTCTGCGAATGTAATGCTTAGAGAAGCGAGGATGGATACCACTAGCAGAATCGACAAGCTGAGATACAGTACCGCTAGGCTTAACGCATGTAATAGCAGCAGACTGGTTAATGCCAAGCTTTGCAGCCCACTTTTCGTTAGTCTTAACAGCAACATCGCGTATTTGTTCAAGCCACTTCTCCAGGTCTGGGGAGTCACCTTTACTCAGCAGGTAGTGATCCATTATACCTGTCATGCTCACGCCCAATAGCGCCTCTTCTTCCGTGTTCTTCTTCCAGCAGTTACGCAGGTAACGGAAGTCTGTCAGTGTAGCCTGTAACGTGCCAATGATGGCTGCTACTTCTGCTTTCTTCTTTAGCGTGTCTAGGTCGTCTTCAGGACGCACTACAATCTCTGACAGGTTACAGAACTGGTTACTACGCAGTATAATCTCAGAGCATGGGTTAGTACCAAAGTCCTGCTCACTGTCACGCCTGCCGTTACGCGCTGCAATCTTCTGCGCTGCTACACGGCTAAAGATACCACGCTCACCCGCCTTGCTCTCGTACATGCACTGCATCTCTGACAGGAATGACTCAAAGTCTGGCTTCTCAGTGTACGCTACGCTGTTGTTAGCAAGCCTACGATGCCCTTCGTGTCGCCACCAGTCTCCTGACTTAGCCTTAGCCATACGCGGATCAGAGAGGTTAGAGAGGCTAATCAGTGCAGACCTACGCACACCACCGACCACTACAATGTCAGCTATCTTACATACAACATCGTGACACTCAATAGAGGTTAGCTTGCGTCCTGCTGCCTTCTGGAATATCTCTACGCAGAAGTTAAACAGATCAATCAAAGGCTCTGGCCCTGACGCACGACCACCAAAGGTTTTCAGTCTAGCCCCTGCTGGACGTATGCGGCTCATGTCCCACTGCGGTATCTTACCAGCGTACAGCATAGCAATTAACTCACGGAACGCTGATGCCCAACCAATCTTGCTGTCACTAACAACAATAACGGTGTCTGTCTTGTGGAAAGTCTCTGCAACCTCTGGCAGCTTGTTAATGAAGTTACGCTCAACGCTGAAGCCTACGCCTGTGCCGCACATAAGAACATACATCAACTCGTCAAAGCTGCGCGGTGAGTCAATGTGCAGATAGCTACAGTTAAAGCCTGCTACGTTGTCCTTAGCCAGTGCTTCACCTGCTGTCATCATACAGCGCATTGAAGGCATCACATCCTGGTGCATGATAGCTTCTTTGAGTAGGTCGTAGTCTTTGCCTTTTAGCTGCTTACGGTCTTTAAAGAAGTCTACATAGCGTGTTACCGTCTCTTCCCATGTCTCTCGTCTGCTCTCCTCTGGTAGCCATCGTGCGTACCTGCTCTTGTGTATAAACTGCTGATACTGATCCATTAGTTGTTCTCCTCTGCTACCATGTCTGTTAGTTTGTTTAAGTACCAACCAGCCTTCTCTAAATCCTCTACCTGCTTGCCTTTGTAATCATAGCGCCACAGATACTTAATGCAGTTGCCCTTGAGGTAGCCTTTGAATGCAACACTGGACATGGACTCCTCTATTGCATCAATGCACTCTATGTTGCCTGTGTTGTAATGGTCTGGGTTGTTTACTACATCTTCCACTGCTTCTTCCTCTGCCATGGTCGCCCAAGGCTCTAGTCCTGTTTTCTCTGCTACTTTTCCGTACTTCTGGGTTGCCTTGTCCCACATATCAGGTGTTGCGTCATTGAGTCTCATGTTTAAAATCCTCTGATAGTTCTTCTAATCTGTCGTTGATGCGGTCACTAAACTTGTTGACTAACTCTTCTGAGCTTATGTCTAATATCTCTATTAGTGTTAGTTCGTCTAGCTGCGACATCTTCTCCAATAGTTCATAGTATGTTAGAGGCATCCTAGTCTCCGTATTTCTCTCGCAAGTAGTTTATACTGACTGGCATCTCGTCACAACCACCGTCTTTAACTTCGTTGAGCATCCATATACCTGACCAGCTTCCGTTGGTCTGTGGTGTTAGATAGTCTTCGTCGTGTTGGTAGAAGATACCAGCGAATAAGCCTAGCATGTTAGTGCCATCTGCCTTACGCGCAAAAGCAACATCCCTGTCTTGAACATGTCCCATCACACACGACATATACTTCTTCTGTAGCATCAGCTTTGCACTGCTGACTGGTCTGCCCATCACACCGCTGGTGAAGTAGTGAGAGTAGGCGATATCGTCAATGATAACAGGCTCTAAGAAGTCATACACTTCCCAGCCCATCTCTTCCAGCTTCAGGTCTTTAAAGCCAATTAGACCGTCTAGCTTAGGGTCTGCATTGACTGCTCTTTCAATGCGGTATTCGTGATTACCTAGAGTGAACACCATGCGAGGATTCCAGCGTTTGTCTTTGTTGCGTATAAGACGCTGCTGCTCTTGTCTGATAGGTTCTAGGAAGGCTTCCATGCCTTGTATACCTGCTTCGATGTCGTTGCTGTAGCGTCTGCCCTCAAAGTTACGAGTGCCGCTATCGTAGCTGCTCAGGGCTGGCATGTCCCAATGGTCTCCGATATGTACTATAACGTCAGGCTTCTTATCTACAGCATACTGTCCAGCCCATCGTAGATGCTCGATAGGATTTCCAGGTTTTACTTGTGTGTCTGGTATAACTAGATGCTTAGTCATTGTCATCTCCGTGATTGGCAAAGCTGCCGTGTAGTTCTTTTCTGGCTGCTCGTAATACTTTGTCTGCTTCTTCTGGTGTGTTGTGGTAGCCTAAAAACACAAGTTTATTCTCTAAATGAATACGAGCGCTCCATTTTCTATCTCTCGCAAACCACGATACGCCTTTATATCCGCTTTTGTTGTTACTGTTGATCTTTCTGTTGTGTTGATTCTGTCCTGCTGACACAGCTCTTAGATTCTCAATACGGTTGTCTGATCGGTTGTTGTTTATGTGGTCTAATGTTCTAGGCAAATAACCTTTATGCATTAAATAAACAAGTCTATGTGCTTTATATGCTTTGTAATTTACGGTTATTACTCTATAACCTTCTGAGTTCGTTGTACCTGCAATACTTCCTTTTCTTGTTCCTCGCTTTTGAATTTTCCAGATCAAATTACCAGTTTCTTTGTCGTACTCAAACAAATGATTTAATAAGTCTACAGTTAAATCTCTCATTTCTTACGCCTCTTGCGTTCTGCATTAGTCTTAGCAGTGTGACACTTGTGACACAGTACCTGATACCCTTCAGCTTCGATGAACATCCTCTCAATGTAGGTGTTCCAATCTATAAAGCCTACTGCTGGGTCTACTACTGGGTCTATATGGTCTACTGCTGCGTTGTTGCGTCTACGCTTCTTTCCTTCTAGCGGTGGTAGAGTAGCTGGGGAGCCTTTGCCACACTTGGCACACTTGTAAACTCCTCTAGCTACTCTAGCCGCTGACTTGACATCGTGCTTTACACCCCACTTAGCGTGAGCCTGTCGGAGTGCAGAGACGATAAAGGAACGAAAACGTGCTTCTGTCCATCTTCCGTTATTCCTTGGTTTCATTGAAGCTCCATATCTCACCTTCGTAGCGCCTTAGCCAGAGCATCCTACCATTCTCTATCACTCTGGCCTCGTCACCATCGTACATCTCTACACACTTGTCGTAGAGTTCCTGCTCAGTAACGCAGTCCTTTAATATCTTCTCTGACTTCTTCTCGCCAATACCGTGGATACCAATGATGTTGTCAATCCTGTCACCCATCAGTATCTGGCGGTAGAAAAAGCGTAAGCCTTCCTCTGGCTTAACATAGTATTTGCGTTGTTTAACAAAGTTATAATGCCAACCTGGAATCTGGTCAAAGTCCTTGTCTAAAGAGACCATGATGGCTTTATCACCGTGTGTGGTTCCTGCTATAGCTATGGCATCGTCTGCCTCTTCTCCTTCAGTAACTACAGCAGCCCACTTGTCGATAAGGTGTTGACGCAGTGCTTGGATGTGTACTGGCTTTTCCTTATCCTTGCGGTTTCCTTTGTACTCAGCAGTGACGGCATATTCCTTGCGGAAGTTTCCTTTGCCAGTGAGATACAGAACATAGTAGTCTGTTTCCTCGTCTACGTTGAGTTGCAACAGGATGTCGGAGATAAAGCCGTCGATGGTGCTAACGGCTGTCTTCTCTGATTCATCGTTACATGACCAACCTATGCGATAGACTAGAATGTCTGCATCAATTAAGATCACAATGCTTCGCCCAAGTCCACATCAGTAGTCTCAGCGTTGCCGCCATAGGGGATTAGGTCAGTGACCACTAGCTTCAACAGTGAAGGGCTACGTCCTGCCTGACCTGCTGGAGATTTCCAGTCATAGTAGCCTACTACTGCCTTGGCTTTAGAGCCGTTGCCTACTAGGATGCCTTTGATCTCGTCGCCGTCAGTGTCGTAGATGCGGATAGGGTGGTTAGACTTAGCAGTGATGAAGTTTCCTTGTCCGTCTTTTTGTCTTACGTTCAAGCCCATCATCTCCAGAGCCTCTGTTGCTGCTTTGGATAGGTTAGCTAGGCCTACTTGGTACTTACCTGACATGCGGTTTACTTCAGTCAGGCTAGACCACATCATATCTGCTGCTATTGTTACTGGTTTTGCTTCGCTCATACTAATTGCCTCTTTGGTTGTTTTAGATCACAACTGATCTACATATATTATACCACGAATGGTACGGATTTGTCAATGCGTCTCTGCCCAGTTATTTCCTACATTGTATTCAGCATCAAGAGGGCAGCGCAGGTCTAACACATCTCCTGCATTCCTGATGGCTCGTACTGCTGCTTTGCCTACTACATCAGCAAAATTCTCTGGTACTTCTATCTGAAATTCATCATGCACATTAGCCACTAGCTTGTGTGGAATGTCGTATTGGTTAAGTGACTCTGACAACAACACCAGAGCCTGCTTCATCACAACAGCACCAGCACCTTGCAATAGCGTGTTTAGTGCAGCGTGTTCGCTCCTGACTCGTAAGCGTCTGCCGTCCAGACCAGGTAGTGTGCCGCCTGCTGAGTGTGTTGCTACCTTCTCTCGTAACTTCGCCAGTGCTGGTGTGTTGCGTAGGAACGAGTCTATAAGCTGCTGACCCTCTCTGTAGCCACCGCCTACTATCTGACCTATCTTGGCTGCACCAGCGCCATACAAGAAAGCGTAGATGAATGTCTTGGCTTGGTTACGATCTGTAAGCCCTGCTGCTTTCATGTTAGCTGTGTGGATGTCACCGCTTAGTATTTCGTTGGTGTATCTCTCGTCGCGCATGTAGTGTGCAAGCATACGCAGTTCTAAGCCACTGGCATCACAGCCTATTAGTTTATGTCCTTCAGGCACACACCAGAATGATCTACACTCTCTGCCATACGGTGCAGACACTGATGGCACTTGTGCTAGGTTAGGGCTGTGGTGCGTCATACGGCCTGTTACAGCACCGTTGGTGATAACTCTGCCGTGTACCCTACCATCTTTCTCATGGGTTAGCCAAGAGTCTATCTGTGCTGCTCTCTTCTGCAACATCAGGTACTCGTATATCGTCTTAGCCTCTGGTACGTCAATGCCTTCTAACACCTTCTCATTGACGATGATAGCGCCCTTCTCAGTCTGTAGCTTAAACTTAACGCCTACACCTTCCAGCCTCTCTGCAATCTGCTTACGAGAGCCTACGTTAAACTCTGTCACCTTGTCCTTCAGTCGCTTCCCCGTCTTCTCGCTCCAGCGTTCCTCCACTATTGGTGGAAACACTTTCTGTAGCTGTTCCGTTATCTGTCGCATCTTGTGGGTTATGTCCTGCCACAGCAAAGTTGCTTGCTCTACGTCTAGCATAAAGCCGTTGCGCTCCTGCTGTGCCGTAATGATAGCGACCTTCTCTTCTAAATCTACGCATTGTTGTGAAAACCCCTCACGCTTCAGTGTGTCAGTTAAGTGCTTGTACAGTCTAGTAGTTAGTGCAACATCCTGCCTGCAATACTCCACCATCTCGTCAGACAGTCCACCATCGTAGTCGTGGAAGTCTATCTTGTGGTCGCCAAAGCGTTTGCCCCAAGAGTCTAGGCTGTGGCCTCCTTCCAGTGATGGGTTGTATAGACGCGACATCACCAATGTGTCACGCTGCTTTGGTGTTGGTATGTGCAGGTTCCACTGCTTCAGCAGCACTGGCGCATCAAAGCCTACAATGTTGTGGCCTATAACGCCTGATGCCTGACTAATCAGAGGCGCTAGAGTCATAGCACTATAATGCTCTAGCATCTCTCCAGTCTCTACGTCCTGAGTTACCACTACCCAGATATTGTCGTGGCTGGTGTTTGTTTCTATATCCAGCGTAATCAACATAGTATTGCCTCGTTGCGTTGTCTGTGTTGCTGTGTCTGTCATACGGGTTAGTATAGGCTGTCTGTGCCTTGCTCTCTTGCTGTTCAGCTATCCAGCTTCCAATCTTGCTCATATTCTTGACTCTCCATTACTGTGTCTGATTCTGACCGTAAGTCTTCGCGGTCAATGGTATCTATATCGTCAGTGTAAAAGTAGCAATCATTGCACATATCTAAGTATTCTCCGCTGATTGCAGATTTCCTGGTGGACTCAAAGTCCGATAAAGCCTTGTTACACGCTACGCATCTCATTACAGTCCCTCTTCTCTAATTTCTGTCATTCTACCTGTTGTCTGGTCGAATAGCAAGCCACCTGCCTTACCTGTAGTGCCACAAAAGCGGTTCTTCAGTACCCTGACATAGGTGGTGTTTCTCTCTGTAGGATCGTCAGCCTGACCGTTCCTCTCCAGCCCTATCACCATGTCTGATAGCTGTGCAATGGATGCAGAGCCTCTGAGTTGTGAAAGACTACTAGCAGCGCCTTCCTCGTGGCCTTTGCCGTCTGGTCGCTTTAGATGGCTAACCATAAACAATGTTATGCCTGTCTCTTGCACTAACATTCTCAGCTTGGTGCAGATTTCATCCAGAGCCTTGCGCTCGTCACCATTGCTCTGCGCTGACACAACAATGCTAACGTGGTCGAGGAACAAAAACTTAGTGTCTAGCGCCTTAGCCATGTAGCGACAACGTGCAATAATGTTATCAACACTGGTGCTGCCGAAATGGTCGAACAGGTAGAGTCTGTTAGTGCCCATGGTAGTCTCAAACGCTTCCCATCGCTCCTCCTCTGTACTCTCTACGTCTGGTAGGTGCAATGGCTTGTTAGCTGCTAGAGACATTAGCGACAATGCAGTCTTTCGTGCATTCTCCTCCAGAAACAGCAGACCAATGTTCTCCTCAGAATGCTTGAGAATATGCCACACAATCTCTCTGACAAACTGTGACTTGCCAAGTCCAGAGCCAGCGGTGATGGTGACTAACTCAGCCTCTCTGATGCCGTAGGTTAGCTTGTTTAAACTCTCCCACGGGTACATCACAGCAGACTTCTCCACTGGTCTGTTTACCTCGTCCCAGAGACTAGCGCCATTGATGATGCCATCTGGTACAAACTTCTCTGCTGCCCAGAACGCTGCTGTAAACTCTCTAACATCATTGGCCTTCAGATAGTCACAGGCATCCTTGTGGCCGTTGGTATGCTTCACAATGGCTGACTTGCCGCCAAACAGCTCTGCAACCTCTCGCGCTGCCTTTGTTCCTGCCTCATCTGCATCAAAGCATATAACTATCGCCTCAAAGCTATCCAGATACTCGTAGGCAGCCTTGCAGTCTTTCAGCGCACCGCCAGCACCATTCCTGACACTGACACACGGGTACTTACTGCCTTGCATCTGGTATGCCGCTGCTGCGTCAAACTCACCCTCACAGATGGTGATGTACTTCCCACCGCCATTGAATAGCTGCTGACCAAACAAGCCAGTGCCTGCCCAGTTGCCAACATTGTAGAAGTTTTTGTCTGGCAGTCTGATCTTGGCTGCTATGGGTACATTAGCGTCTGCTGGGTCATGGTAGGAGAAATAGGTTCTGTCTGCCTGATCCAAGATACCATAGGTTTTAGCTGTCGCTGTCGTTAAACCTCTATCGACAATGGCTTGGTAGTTTCCTGTTGTTAGTGTTCTCTCTACTGCACTAAAGTCTGGTTTAGCCTTCGGCTCAGTAGACACTGGCACAGAGATATCCCAAGTCTCCTCGCTGACTTGGCTGCTGGGCGTGTATTTGTGACAACTGTGACAGAATGTGCTGCCGTTGTCGTTAATCTGTAGCGCATCGCTACTGCCACAGTCTGGACATGGTTGGTGTATTTTAGCCACTATTCTATCTCCTCATAAACTCTGCCATAGCTGATTAGCATAAAGGGCAGCATTAATAACACACCCTCAAATGGCATTGTGTAAGTCTCCTCAGTGTCTTTGTTAAAACACCACACTGGTCGGCTGTCGGAAAATTCCAGGAAAATACCGCAACCATTAATCAGTTCTATGTTCAAACTTCTGTTAAATAAAATCATTGTTCTTTATCTCCTTTGTGAAAAATCATATCGTACTCTGCACTCTCAGCGATAAATCTAACAATCACTGCTGGGTGGACTTTGTAGAAGTTAGCGGCCTCTTGCAAGCTAAACACACCATTGCTAATGTCTGCTGCCGCCTTAAACACTGCCTGAACCTCTGGATCCATTGTGCCATTCAACATATACTCTTTAAAAATCATAACGCCCTCCGTAACCATTGTGCTGATTTAGCTTCTGCCTCTGTCTCGAACACAGGCCATATAACATGTACTCTCTTGCGGCTGATAAAATGCTCGTCTGTCACTGTATCGCCAGTGCCTACCCTGTTGCGTAGTGTTGATGGCGAAAAATTAACCAATTTGGCTAACTCGTTCATAGTATACAGTTTACCTGCTACAAGTCTACTGTCTGTTGTTCCATTGCGAAAATATCTTATTTTACGTCCCATCTTTAAAACCTCTTAAATTTATGATAAAATATTACTCTATAGTTCGTTAAAGCCCTTTAAAATAATAATAATTACTTACTAAAAAGCTTTCTATAACCTTCAACAATCTCTTCAACTCTCTTTTGTTGCTCTGCTGCTTGCTTTCGCGCCTCTGCTATCACCCAAGGAGACTCTGGAGTCTCTATAGTCTTTATAGGCGCTTCTCCGTCATAGTCACCGCGCATCAGATAGTCGTTAAAGTCGCTAATATAGCTTAGTTTATCCTCTGTTCCGTCTGGTTCCTTATCCCACTGGTCTGTCACTCTACAGGGCATTTTCATTGCATAGCCTCCCAATCAGCAGCGGTGAAACCTGTCATAATAAACTCTCTTTCATCTCTTGTTAGCAATGGCATGGCCTCTTGAATTAGCATACCTCTCTCCCATTGCGCTATTTGTAACTCCGTTACATCAATATCCATTGTGTTAAGCATGCCCGTTAAAGGGCTAGTTTTAGTGATTATCATTGTTAAAGCCTCTCTCTAATTGGTTAATAATTACTCTGTCTTTTATGGCCTCTACGACCCTTGCACTGGCACGATAGGGCATTGACTTGATAATGTCAACAAACTCTGCCAGCGCCTCTGTACGGGCGTTATTGTCCTCAATATCTGTAAAATCTAAACCCTCTCTCATGCGTCACCTTCCTTTTTAATTCCTGCGCTATATAGCAAATCCTCTGCAAAATCACACAATTCTAGCCATTCCTCTGATGTAAAATCCTCTATTCCTTCTCCGTGATACCTCTCTCCAATACTCTCTGCCATTTCTGTATAAGTCTCTACCCATTGTGGGGCTGTTAAAATAATCATGGTTCTGCCTCTCTCTATTGGTTAAAAATAGGGCTTCCATGCCATTGATTTATTTTATCGGGTAGCTTCGTAATCAGCGTCCCAAGCCTCTCCTACTGCATTTGCTGAATAGTCTCCGATCCTCTCGTCGCCATCATTCCAATTATTAACCACAAACCATGCTTCGTAACGCTTCCCAGCTTCTCTGTTAGCGTCTTTATAGAGCATAATATGCGCTGTATCGCAGGCTTCGGAAGCCTCCTTAGCTGGTTTATATTTACTGCCTTTATAATCTACCTCTACGCCATCGCCCCAAACTTCCAGAGTGTAGCCTTTGTTTATTGCCCATTTTATCAAGTGTAAGTGTGCCTGTTGCATTGTCTTTATACCTCTATTGGTTAAATGTTCCGCAGCATTTGACAACATTCTCCCCAATGGTTCAACTTCCCCAGTGCTATAATGTGACCAGAACCAGGATTTGGGTCACGCTTTAGACTCTGCTTTCTCTCTCTGCTGCCTCTCTGCTGCCTCTCTGCTTTCTCTCTCTGCTGCCTCTCTGCTGCCTCTCTGCTGCCTCTCTGCTGTCTCTCTATCGTCTCTCTATCGTCTCTCTATCGTCTCTCTATCGTCTCTCTATCGTCTCTCTGTTGTCTCTCTGTTGTCTCTCTGTTGTCTCTCCATTACGGGAAACAGGTTAAACAATCGCCAGCAAACAGAGCCAAAAATATAAGTAGTGAAACAGGGGTTAAAACAATGGCTCAGAATAGCCATAGCAGCGCCTGGATTGCGTTCTAACAGGTTTTAGCGGGCTATTTGATTGCTGGTAAAGGTTTAGCTATTTGAGGCGCTTAAACAGGCTTATATTGGCTCGCTGTTTTTCAGCATAT